GCAACACAATTCTTTCCATTTTCATTCCCTCAATAATTTAACAAATAACGATATATTTATATAGAAACATAATTATGGATATTAAAACAGCATTAGACAACTACCTTGGTAAATCTACAAGATTTTCTCAAGAAGATAACGGTGACGGTACTAAACAAGTTTGTGATTTAGATACGGGAGATTGTTATACTGTTAGAGAAAGAGACGGTCTTATTGAAAGAGCTGGTCACCAAACAACTGCCAATAGAAAAGTAAGAGTTGAAACATCTAAAGGTATAAAGCAATTGTTAAACGGTTAATACAATGGGTATAGACAAAAAAATATTAAGTGAAATTGAAAGATACAGAAGTATCAACAAGTATATTTTGGAACAGGCAACAGAGTCAGCTCCTGATGATTTAGCTGCACTTGCACCTGATGCAGGAGCGGCACCTCCTCCACCACCTGCAGACGCAGCGGCGGTTCCACCACCAGCACCTGATGCTGCGGGAGCACCACCAGCGGGAGAGGCACCTGCAACACCTATCGATGTTGAAAATGACCCTGATGTTGAGAAAATCGATGATGAAGGTGAATCAATGGAAAAAGGTACCGAAGAAGGTGGTGATAGTGAAGAACTTGACATTACTGAATTGGTTACCACTCAAAAAGACATTCAATCAAAACAAGACGATTACTTTGAAAACTTATTTGGACAATTAGGTAAATTGGAATCAAGATTAGGTGAGATGGATGCGATTATGAATAAGTTAAATGCTCTTGAAAACAAAATCGAGAAGTATCGTGAAAAAACTCCACAAGAAAAATTGGAGTTAAGAACTTATGACTCATATCCTTACAGTCAAAAATTATCACAATTTTTTGATGATAAGTCGGAAGAGATGGAAAAGACGGGAAAAAATGATTATGTTTTAACACCTGATGACGTGACCGACATCAATGTTAACGATATTAAGAATTCTTTCCAAGGTAACGGATTTGAAGACGAATTCAAATACAAATAACAAACACAACAAATAATGTAAGGTCACCCAAAAGGTGACCTTTTTTTATTTGACAAAGTGGTAAAACTAGACTATAATTGTAAAACAAATTAAACTTAAATATATAAAAACATGATGAGTTCATTAGACGCCGTATTGGCACAGTACGAAAAAGCACAACAAGGGGGCGGGGCCCAAAGTAAAATGTCACAAGACGAAAGAATGAAAAAGTATTTCGCTTGTATCCTTTCTGACAAGGAGAAATCAGGACAACGTAGAGTACGTATCCTCCCAACAGCAGATGGTTCTTCACCATTCAAAGAAGCATGGTATCACGAAATTCAAGTTGGTGGTCAGTGGAACAAATTTTATGACCCAGGAAAAAATGACAACGAGCGTTCACCTTTGAATGAGGTTTACGAAGAGTTGATGTCTACGGGTAAAGAGTCAGACAAAGAATTGGCAAAACAATACAAATCTCGTAAATTCTACATCGTTAAGGTTATCGACCGTGACCACGAAGAAGATGGTGTTAAATTTTGGAGATTTAAACACAACTATAAGAATGATGGTATCTTGGATAAAATCATTCCAATTTGGAGAAACAAAGGAGATATCACCGACCCTGAAAAAGGACGTGACCTTGTTATCGAATTGACAAAATCTAAAACACCTGCAGGTAAAGAGTACACAAGTATTTCTACAATCATGTACGATGACCCAGCTCCTGTTCATGAAGACAAAGCTCAAGGAGATGCTTGGATTAATGACGAGATGACTTGGATGGACGTATATTCTAAAAAACCTGTTGATTATCTTGAGGCGATTGCTCGTGGAGAAACTCCAAAATGGGATAGTGAAAAAGGTGGTTATGTATATTCAAACGATACTGAATCTACAACATCTATCGGTGGTGGTAAGTCTACACCAATCGTTGACCCACAGGCTAACGACGAAGCTGACTCTGAATTACCATTCTAATTTAACTGAGCTTGGACATTTACTTAGACGTAGTGTCCAAGCTCTTTTCTTTTATAAAAAATAACACATGGAAAATAGAATAGGAAAAAAAATGTTTGAATCTCTTGTATTGAAATACGAGAGTGAAGTTGCTGAAGCTGAGGCAACATTAATGGTTTATATGGAGAATGCGGTAGGAATTGGGGAACACCCTCAACACTTGGAAGAAATGGATAATTTTGTCGAAAAACTTGCAAACGCTTCAGATAAACTTGTAACCCTAAAACAATTTTATTCAACGAATTATGGCGATTAAAAAGAACGATTTTAGTGCGGTAAAGAAAAAATTCTCTACTTCGGCTAAATACAAACCACAGAGATTTTTTGATTTAGGTCCTGACTTCTTGGATGCGGTTGGACTACCTGGTCCTGCGATTGGGCACTTAAATATGTTCTTGGGTCACTCTGATACAGGTAAAACAACTGCTTTAGTTAAATCTGCAGTTGATGCCCAAAAGAAAGGTATTCTACCTGTATTCATTATTACAGAGCAGAAATGGTCTTTTGAACACGCAAAACTTATGGGTTTTGAATGTGAGGAAGTTGTCGATGAAGAAACAGGTGAGATTGATTGGGATGGTTTTTACATCTTCAACAATGACTTTGATTACATTGAACAAATTACTGACTACATTAATAGTTTATTAGACGCACAAGAAAAAGGTGAATTGGATTACAGTTTATTATTCTTGTGGGATTCAGTTGGTTCAGTTCCTTGTAAGATGACATTTGATGGTAAAGGTGGTAAACAACACAACGCATCTGTATTAGCGGATAAAATCGGTATGGGTATCAATCAACGTATTTCAGGTTCACGTAAATCTGATTCAAAATACGAAAACACATTGGTTATCGTTAACCAACCTTGGGTTGAATTACCTGACAATCCATTTGGTCAACCAAAAATTAAAGCTAAAGGTGGTGAAGCTATTTGGTTAAACTCATCATTAGTATTCTTATTTGGTAATCAAAAAGGTGCAGGAACAAATAAGATTACTGCAACCAAAGATAAGAGAAGTGTTAAGTTTGCAATTAGAACTAAAGTTTCCGTAATGAAAAACCACATCAATGGTTTAGGTTATGAAGACGGTAAGATTATTGTGACACCACACGGATTCTTGGCAGGTAAAGAAGCGTCAGAAGAAAAAGCGTCCATTGAGTCATACAAAAAAGAACACGCTGACTATTGGAAAGAAATTATTGGAACTGACGGTGATTTCACATTGAAAGAAGAAAAAGAGGATTAATATATTGTTTCACCATTTAAATCACAAATGTGATTAAGACACTATTAGTAGACGGTAATAACTTATTTAAAATAGGATTCCACGGAGCCAAAGATGTTTTTAACAACGGAGACCACGTGGGTGGAGTATTTCACTTTGTGAATATACTCCGTAAATTCCTTGAAGAACACAACCATGATAAGGTTGTTGTATTTTGGGATGGTGAATCAAATTCATCTATAAGAAAATCAATTTATCCCCAATACAAAGAGAACAGACGAGAGAGTATGAATGAATACAAGTACGAATCGTATTTGTATCAAAGAGCTCGTGTCAAACAATATCTCGAAGAAATTTTCGTAAGACAAATTGAGGTTGAAGATAATGAGGCGGATGACCTCATTGCTCATTATTGTAAGATATCCAAAGACGAACAGATTATCATTTTTTCTGCGGATAAAGACCTTACACAACTTATCTCCGAGAATGTAACCATCTACTCCCCAATCACAAAACAATACTTTAAAAACGGAGATATGATTTCCATCAACAAGGTGGACATCCCTCACTATAATGTATTGGTGACTAAAGTATTCACAGGAGACAAGTCCGATAACATTGATGGTATTCAAGGACTTGGAGAAAAAACTTTAGTTAAGTTATTCCCACAATTGCAGGAGAAACCATGCACTATCGAAGAAATCTTGGATTATGCACGAAATCTCCCGCAAGAGAAACCTTCCAAAACATTGACAAATCTTTTGACTGGTAAAACTAAATCAACTATATTTGGAGAAGAGTTTTATACAACCAACAAAAAGATAGTCGACCTTACAAACCCTTTAATTACTGCCGATGGAAAAGAATTAGTTGAACAGATTTTAACCGACACTATAGACCCTACAGATAGGGGATATAAGAACTTAATGAGAATGATGATGGAAGATGGTCTCTTTAAGTATCTACCCAAGAACGATGAAGCTTGGGTTAACTTCCTCAAACCCTTTATGAAATTAACAAGAAAAGAAAAAAGAAATACAAACAAAAATTAAATTATGAAAGAGCAAGACAGCACCAAAATGGAATTCTTACTTACGTTGAATGACAACATCGTTGTTCAGAGATTTTTTAATGTTCGTGGGTACAACCCAAAAGCAAAAAATTCTTTGGAGTTATACGAGTTTATTAAACGACTTAAAGATTCCCTTGAGTACAACTTAAAAATGAAAACAGTTGTGTACATGATGGACAACAAAGATGCGATTGTTACAGACCCTGCAATTATGGACACATCGTTTACTGATGGTAAAGAAGAATTTAACCTTTACGTTAAAATTGGGGAGCAGACAATTTGTCATAGAAATTTTGACGGAAAATTGTTCCCACCAAAAGTTCGTTATACGGTTGATGTACGACCATTTTTGAAAGACGTTTTAAAAGAATTAACTGACATTTTTTCAGCTCAAAAATTATCTTTTGATTATTTGGGATTTGACTTAAAGTAAGCTATATTTAATAAAACAGACGGACGAAAAAATACAATATGAACAAGAATTTTGATTACTTAGGGAATACATTCCAAATACAACTTTTAAACCAACTTATCGTGGATAAAGAATTTTCTACATCAATTATGGATGTAATTGAGAGTTCTTATTTTGATAACAAATACTTCAAGATTATCTTGCAAATGACCAAGGAGTACCACGCAAAATACCAATCTACCCCTAACTTCGATACTCTTGAGCAGATTGTAAAATCAGAAATTTCACAAGAATTAGTTGCAAAAATTGTCCTTGACACTATCAAACAAGTAAAAGATGCACCATTTGAAGGAACAATGTTCGTTCAAGAAAAAGCGTTGAAGTTCTGTAAACAACAAGAATTACAGAAGGCGATGGACAAAGCCCAAAAAATCATTACCGAAGGTGACTTTGAATCTTATGACAAAGTTGAAGGTTTGGTACGTGAAGCTCTTCAGGTTGGGGAAAGAGATACAGGAACAACTGATATCTTCTCTAACCTTGACACCGTACTTGATGAGGACTTCCGTCACCCAATTGCGATTGGAATACCAGGTATTGACAGACTACTTAAAGGTGGTTTGGCAAAAGGAGAAATTGGTGTTATCTTAGCACCTACAGGTGTTGGTAAAACAACTATCTTAACAAAGATTGCGAACAATGCGTTTAATCTTGGATACAATGTACTTCAAATCTTTTTTGAGGACAACCCAAAGATTGTACAACGTAAACACTTCACACTTTGGACGGGTATCGAACCAGACAACTTGGTAAAACACAAAGAGGAAGTAATGGCTAAAATCACTGACATCAAAGAAACGATGAAGAACGAGTTAATCTTGAAAAAACTTCCATCGGATTCGATGTCAATGAACCAAATCAAAAACCAAATCAGAAAGATGATTGCTGATGGTACTAAGATTGACTTGGTTCTTTTGGACTATATCGATTGTGTGGTTCCTGAGAGTACAAGTAAAGATGAATGGAAGGCTGAAGGTTCCGTAATGAGAGGTTTCGAGGCAATGTGTCACGAACTATCATTAGTAGGATGGACAGCAACACAGGGTAACAGAAGCTCTATATCTTCTGAGGTTGTTACCACCGACCAGATGGGTGGTTCTATTAAGA